GTTCAAGTGCAGTAGCAGGAATAACATCAATATTAATGAGTATTGCAATGGGTATTCCAGAAAGTGAGGAATAATTATGGGAAATAAAGAATTTATTGAAAAGTGTAAAGAAATAGTAAGAAAATATGCAGAGGAGCATTTAGATAAAAGCGATATAATGCCGGATTTTGATGTATTTGTTGTATGGTCTTGCAAAACATTACAAAATAATAAAGCATTATTAAGTACAACATTATCTGATGGAATGTATTATGAATTAACTTATAATGGAGATAAAAAAGAATTATATTTTGATGCGTATAAGAAATTTGAAAATAAATGTATAAAAATAGAGGAGGAATAAAAAATGGCATTAGATAGAGTTTTTAGTACACCAACAATAGAGGTGGATCAAGATAAATACGATAATTTAATAAAAATATCTGATAGATATAATCAGTTAGTAAAAAAGAATAAGCAAGAAAATTTTGATTTTGGAACAGCAATACAATTATTAAAAGAAGGTAAAAAAGTGCAAAGAAGTGGCTGGAATGGAAAAAATCAATATATAGAATTAGCAACAAATATTAGTTATAAAAACAATAATGATGAAATAATAAATGCAGAACATGATGCAATAGGAAATAGAGCAATAGCATTTGTTGGAACATCAGGAGTTCAATTAGGATGGTTAGCAAGTCAAGCGGATATGCTTTCAGAAGATTGGAAAATAGTAGAATAAATAATAAAAAATAAGATTAGGGTGGTAACAAATGAAGATTGTTAGTTTTGATGAATTTATAGAAAAAAAGTGTAAAAATTGCATAAATAGGTATAGTGATTTATGCGAAATAAAAAGAATTATGGATAGTAGTGTTAATTGTGTATATTATGATTGTCAAAACACAAAAGCGAAGGAGGCAGATAATGAATTATATAAAAGAAAGTGAAGAAATATTAAAAAATTATAGAAAATTGAACACATCTTTAAATTATTTGCAAAAAAGAAAAAATAAAATTATAAAAAATGGATTTCCAAAAGATGCTGCAGGAATACAATATGATAAACCTGCAATACAACATCACGATTATAGTGAAAGCACAATAAATCAAATATGCGAAATTATGGAAATAAATACGCAAATTGAAGAAACACAAAATGAAATGGAATTAGTATCTAATATTTTAGAAGAAATAAAAAAAGAAGATGAATTATTATATAAATTCATTGAATTAAAATACATAACAGACTATAAAAAGTCAATGAAGGAAATAGCAGGATTACTTAATTATTCTGAAAACAGCAATCATACCATTTATGATATAAAAAATAGAGCAATAAAAGAATTTTCAATACTTTATTTTGGTGCAAAAGGAATAAAATATACATAAGGGGAAAATATTGCCATAAAAATTTGAAAATTATGTGTTATAATTTGTACAAGTATAAAACTACAAAAAAAGTAATACCTTTTTGTGGATTTCATAACATCTTCCTTTGTAAAGAGTCTATTTGCTTAAATGCAGATAGGCTTTTTTGTTTTATAAAGGACAGGAGGCTCTATGAAAAATGAAAATTTTGAAATATGTTTAAAATTTCAATGTAAAAATTGCAAGAACTATTTATCGTGTTTTAGAAAGGAAACTTGCAATGAGAATAGAGAAAATAAAAATAGAAAATTTAAAACCGGCGAAATACAATCCAAGAAAGGATTTAAAACCGGAAGACGAAGAATACCAAAAAATAAAAAAAAGTATTCTTAAATTTGGTTATGTTGCACCAATTATAGTAAATAAAGATTTAACTGTTATTGGAGGACATCAAAGATTAAAAGTATTACAAGAATTAGGCTATACAGAAATTGAATGCAATATAGTAGATTTAACCAAAGATGAAGAAAAAGCATTAAATATTGCACTAAACAATATTACAGGAGAATGGGACAATGAAAAACTAGAAGATTTAATTGCAGAATTAAAAGAAACAGGTTTTGATTTGGAAGTAACAGGATTTAATGCAGATGAAATTGATAAAATGTTAGATGAAAGCATTGGTTTAGAAGATGACAATTTTGAAATTGAAAATGAATTAAAGAAAATTGAAAAACCAATAGTTCAATTAGGAGATATATGGCATTTAGGTCGACATAGATTAATGTGTGGAGATTCTACAAATAAAAATGATGTTGAAAAACTTATGAACGGAGACATAGCTAAATGTATTTTTACATCGCCACCATATAATATGAGTTCAAAAATGTATGAAAACTACGAAGATAATTTGGAAAGCAGAAAATACATTGATTTTAACTTAAATGTAGTAAAATTATGGACCAATTATTTAAAAGGTTTTTTATTTTGGAATATTAGTTATAATAAAAATTCACGATGGGAATTTATTGAAATATTATACAAAATTGTTAAGGAAACAGGACTTAAATTTATGGAATTAATCGTGTGGGATAAAGGACACGGAATGCCTATAACATCAAAAGAAATGTTAACTAGACAATATGAAGATATACTGATGGTTGGAAATGAAGATGCAATTTCAGAAGATATGGAATTATATTATTTAGGAACAACTGATAAAAAAGCATATTTTAATAAAAAGACCGGCAAAGGAATTAGTAATTATTGGAGAATAAGTACAGGAAACACACAATTAGATAATCATAAGGCTTGTTTTCCATTAGAATTGCCAATAAAAGCAATAGAATTAACAACAATGAAAAATGAAATTGTTATTGATTGCTTTGGTGGGAGCGGTACAACATTGATTGCAGCAGAAAAGACTAACAGAAAATGTTATACGATGGAACTAGATCCTGTTTATTGCGATGTAATTATTAGAAGATGGGAAAAATTAACCGGTAATAAAGCAGAAAAAGAATAAAGAAAGGATGTGGTGGTCGAATGTGAATATTGAAGAAATAGAAAAAGACTATAATTCTGGAATGTTAAAACAAGATATAATCACTAAACACCATATCACATTAAACCAACTAAATTATCAAATTCGAAAAAATAAATGGAAAACAAGAAAGCCCAAAGGAACAAAAGGCAATAAAGGTGGACACGGAACAAGAGGAAACCAAAACGCAGTTGTTACTGGTGCATATTCTAAATTTGAAGGCTGTTTTTCAGAAGAGGAATTACAATTATATAATGAACCTATAAAAAATAAAAAAGAGGCATTAGAGGAAGAAATAAAAATATGCAAGGTCAGAGAATTTAGGATATTAAATAAGATAAATGAATTAAGAGCAAGTAAAGATTTAATTGTTACAAAAATGTCGAAATCTGTCGCATTTGGAACTTCAACAGAAGCGGAAAATACACAATTATTGATAATTAGATTTGAACAAGCCTTAACTAAAATACAAGAGGCAAAAAGAAGGGCAGTAGATTCATTACATAAAATAGAATTTGAAGAAAAACGATTTAATTATGAAAAGACTAAAAATGCTGAAAAGAAACCACAAAGCAATTCGGAAAGAATTGAAATTATAAATGATTTGCCATACGATGATGAAACGGATGTGATTAAAAATGAGTAGAGTTAGTATTAGGGATATAATAGCACCACATTTTATACCATATTTTAATTCAAGAAAGACAAATCAAATATATGAAGGTGGTAGAAACTCAACAAAAACATCAATGATAGCAATCAAAATCGTTTATAATTGTTTATATGAAGATAATTGTTCAGCAGTTTGTATGAGAAATCATCAAGTGGATTTGCGTAAATCAGTATTTAGAGAAATAAAAAGAGCTTGTAATAGATTAGGACTTGTTGAGGGATTAGACTATAAAGCAACAGTATCTCCAATGGAAATAACATTTTTTAAAAACGAAAATAAGATATATTTTGCAGGTGGAGATGATTTTGAAACAATAAAAGGTACTATTGATGAAAAGAAATTAATTAAAATTATATGGTTTGAAGAATTAACAAACTTTAAAGATGAAGAAACAATAGAGCAAATTAAGGCAACATTTACTCGTGGAAATAATGACTGGTTTATGGCTCTATATTCATATAATCCACCAAAGAACAAATTTGATTGGGTAAATAAATGGGCTGATAAAAAAAGAAAAGATCCTGAATATTTAGTTAGCCATAGTGATTATAGAACAGTAAATCCGGAATGGGTTGGTAAAATAGCAATAAAAGAGGCTGAAAACTTACAAAAAAATGATGAAAAAAGATACAATTGGATTTGGTTAGGACAAGTAATTGGATTGGAAGGATTAATATTCAATCCTGATTTAATTGAATATGTAAATGAAAATTATATTATTGAAAATAAAATTAAAATTATTTATATTGATTTTTCAATAGATAGTGGTCATCAAACATCAGCAACTGCTTGTGGATGTTACGGACTAGGAAATGATGGATATTGGTATTTATTAGATACTTATTATTATTCTCCAAATGAAAAGCCTGTAAAGAAAGCACCAAGCGAATTAAGTGCTGATTTATTTAATTTTAAAAGAAAAATGATAAAAACATTTCAAACAGTTACTGACAAAGAAACAATAGATTCTGCAGAGGGTGCATTAAGAAATCAATACTATAAAGATTTCGGTATAAGATTAAATCCGGTAGATAAAGGAACAAACAAAGAAAAATTGGTTGATTATTCACAAGATTTTATTGCTAAAAAGAAATTTAGGGTTGTTTTGAATAATAATAATCAAATATTTAAAAAAGAAAATGAAAATTATCAATGGTTACCAAAATCAATAGAAAGTGGAAAACCAATACCTGATAAAACTGAAAAGGATTTGCCTGTAGATGAAAGATATTACAATACTCATTCAGAAAGTTATGCTTATACTTATGCAGACCATACACAAGATGAGTTTCAATATTGGGTAAAAGATAATTTAGTTAAATTAGGATTAAAATTTTAGAAAAGAGGTTTAAAAATGGAATTATACAACAATATTTCAAGTGTTTTAAGTAAAAAGAACAATGTAAATCTTGCTGTTGGCGATATGTATGATTATATGCAAATATGGAAAGAGTGGTTATCAGGAGATGTTGCAGATTTTCATCATTATAAAGTAAAATTAGCAAGTGGAACAACTGTTAATAAAGAAGTATTAACAATGAATATGGCAAAAAAAGTATGTGAAGATATGGCAAAATTATTATGGACTGAAAAAACGCAAATTCAATTAAAAAATAAAAATGATACTATAAAATTATGGTCTATATTAGATAATAAAGTAAATAATTTTACAACCAATTTCCCAATATTTATAGAACAAGCTTGTGCGTTAGGAAATGGTGCGTTAATTGAATATAAAGACAATGGAGTAACAACAATAGATTATGTTACAGGAGATTTATTTATACCATTCAAATATACTAATTCTTATATATATGGTTTAATAACTGTTTCAAGATATTCTGAAACGGAACAAACAGGAAATGAAAAAGAAAAAACATATCATTATACACATATTACATATCACGAATATGAAAATGGAAAATATAAAAGAAAACACGAATTATATAAATCAGAAAATGATAATGAATTAGGAAAGGAAATTGATTTTGAAAAAATATATCCTGATATAGAAAAAGAAAGCGAAATTGATACAGATGTACCATATTTTCAAGTTTTAAAACCAAATTTAGCAAATAATCTTGATATGGCTAGTCCTTTAGGTATATCTATATTTGCTAATTCTCTTGATAGATTTAAGGCTATTGATTTAAAATATGATAGTTTTTCAAGAGAGTTTGTTTTAGGTAAAAAAAGAATTTTAGTTGATAATACAACTTTAAAAGCAAAAGCAGTTCCAAATGAAAATGGAACAGTAGATTATGTGCAACAATTTGATGCAAATGATGAGGTATATGTTGCAATAGAAGGAATGGAAAAACAACCTGCAAAGGAAATTGATTTTACATTAAGGACCAAAGACCATATTGATGCTATAAATGCAGAATTAAATTGGTTATCTTCTAATTTAGGTTTAGGAGAAAATTATTATAAATTTGATGGAGTTTCTGTTAAAACTGCAACAGAAGTTATTTCAGAAAATAGTAAGGCTTTTAGAACAAGAGAAAGACATTTAATAAATGTTAATGATGTTGTATATGATATGGTTAGGGCTATATGCCATATTGAGGGAATAGATGCATCAGAAATAGCAATTACACCTGATGACTCAATAATAACTGATAAAAATACAGAAAAAACACTTGCATTAATGGAAGTACAACAAGGATTAAAGAGTAAAATATCATATTTAATGAAATATGAAGGTTTAACAGAAGAACAAGCACAAGAAGAATTAGACAGAATAAATAATGAAAAACTAACCAATCAAGAAATTTTTGGTTTCCCAACAGAAGAAAGTCAATCTAATTCAAAAGAAGAGCCAAAAGAGGAAGAAGAAAAAGAGGATAAAAAGGAGGAATAATAAATGCTACCTCCAGATTATTTAGAAAAAGTAGAAACACAAGCGGTTCAAATATATAATAATTTAGAATTTCAAATAATTAAAGAAATATCTGAAAGAATTGCAAATGTTGGATATGCAAACACAGTTGTAAAAAATGATGTTTTAATAGCGCAGGAAATGGGAATGTTATATACAGATGTGGTTGATCTAGTTTCTAAATATAATAAAACTAGCTATGAAGAAATATCAAAAATATTTGAAAATGCTGGAATTACTACTATAAAAAATGATGATGAAATATATAAAATGGCAGGTTTAAATCCAATAAGTTTAAAACAAGATAAATCTATGATGGATTTTTTAATTGCATCTATAAATAAAACAAATAATAATTTATCTAATTTAGCAATGACAACTGCTAATACAACACAAGTTGAATTTCTTGATGCAATGAATAAAGCTTATATGGAAGTATCAACAGGTGTTAAAAGTTATTCACAAGCAATAATTGATGCAGTAAATGATATATGCGATAAGGGGACAATAGTTACATATCCATCAGGACATCAAATGTCATTAGAAAGTGCAGCAAGAATGAATGTTGTAACAGGAGTTAATCAAACTTGTGGTAAATTACAACTTTTAAGAGCAGAAG